AAATTCTTTTATTCATCTAGAACAAAACAAGTAAAAGGTAAGAAAAAGAAATTTAAAGTATCAAGTGATTGGTTAACATATTTTGGTTCTAATGAAGAATTAAAAAAAGATGTTATGACTAATGGCAAAGATACTTTTACACGAGAAATTATACACCTTTGTAAAACAAAAGGTTTGTGTGGTTATCTTGAAGCGAAAGAACAGTTTGTGAATGGAGTATTGGAGAATGAAGATTACTACAATACATGGATTATGGTTAGAGTGAGAAAATCACATATTAAGGATTTAAATGTTTGAATTTTTTAAAGATATGTCAAATGATTATGATATCATGTTCTTTTTACCACATGAAGAACTAGAATCTAATGTAGAAGTACACCTAAAGAAATTTGCCGATCCTGGTGAACCTGTGGGAGGAAGTGATATTGGATCCGAATGGCACGTGGTACTATTTAAAATTGACGAAGAAGGATTAGCCGAAGATATTGACACATTTGATGCCATCTTTTCGGATCCTAAAGAATATGTTTCAACATTGATACCACTTAACTTTTTTGGCGTTGTAGCCAGAAAAACCACAAAATCTAAAATATTCCTGGACGACTTTATTGACAAACTTTCACCTGCATGATATAATGCAATTTTGAAACTACTGAAAGTTTATTATGATTCTCGTTGACTTGAACCAAGTCTTATTGTCTGGTTTAATGGCTCAAATCTCAAACCAAAAAGGCGCAAAGTTAGAAGAAGACTTAGTTCGCCACATGATTCTAAACATCATTAGGACGCACCTAAAAAACTTCCGTGGTGAATATGGTGAAGTGGTGTTATGTTCTGACAATCGTAAATACTGGCGTAAGGATTTCTTTCCTTTCTACAAAGCCGGACGTAAAAAAACCCGTGAGAAATCCGATTTAGATTGGCACTTAATCTTTGATATGTTAGCCAAATTCAAAGTTGAGCTTAGAGAAAACTTCCCATACAAAGTATTGGATGTTGAAGGTGCTGAAGCTGATGACATTATTGGTATCTTAGCACCAATTGCTGTCAAGAATGAAAACGTACTAATTATTTCCAGTGATGGTGATTTCATTCAGTTGCAAATGTACAACAATGAGTTTAACAATCCATACTCAATTAAACAATACAATCCAGCACAAAAGAAATTCATTATCTCTACTGATCCAGTAAGAGACTTGAAAGAGAAGATTATCACTGGTGATAAAGGTGATGGTATTCCTAACGTGTTATCAACAGCAGATTGTTTTGCTCGTGGTGTAAGGCAAACACCTATCACCAAAGGCAAATTAGAGAAAATGATGTCCGAAGAATATGATTTGTGGACTGATGATGTGGCAAAAACAGGTTTCTCTCGTAATCAAGTATTGATTGACCTGAGAAACATTCCTGGTGATATTAAGACTAAAATTATAAATAGTTATGAAGAAACTAAACCTGCACCTAAAGGCAAAATTCTTAACTATCTTATCCAAAATCGACTTAAAAACCTAATTGATGTAATCGAGGAATTTTGATGAAAAATATACATGAAGTATTTGATGAGTTTGAAGAAGCAAAAAACAAAAAAGAAAGAATGGCAGTTATTGAAAGAAATTTGTCACCTACACTTTTAAAAGTTTTAGAATTGGCTTTTCATCCAAATTATAAATTTAAGATAAAAGAAATACCCGATAACTATAAAATTCCAACAGATGTATTACCTGGAATTACATTTGACGGATTACCTAGTCAATTGAGAAGATTGTATATGTTTCAGGAAGGTAATCCAACAGCAGAAACATTAACGCCTAGAAGAAGAAACGAATTATTAATACAGATGTTAGAATCTATTGAACCGAGAGAAGCCGAAGTTATTTTTGGTATTTTATGTAAAGATTTAGGTGTAAAAGGTTTAGATTATAAATTTGTTAAAGAAGCATTTCCAAATTTGTTACCGTAAGGAGAGAAGGTGTCGAAGTTTGTAGGTAAATTCCGTAAAAATAGGGATTATAATGATGATTATAAGTTTTCAGCAGAGAAAAGAAAGAAAAATGAGCATGCTGAATTGAAGAAAATAAAAAACTATACTTATGATAGTTTATTAGATACATTTGAAAATGAGATATACGATAAACGTAAAGAAAAAAGAGTGTTGTAAAAAACATACACCTCTTGATTCCTACCTTCAAATGTGTTATAATATACCTATTCGAAGGAGTTTGTATGATTTACGTGAGAATACCCAAGTCAAAACCTAAGCTTAAACCTAAAGCTGAGCGTGAGCAATATGACAAATGGCTCAAAAGTCATGAGCCTACTAAAAAAGTTGTATTTCCTAAGAGTCAACCTTTAGTTTATTCTCTAAAGGCGCCTGCTGGTCGTGAGACAAAACACATTCCTTCATTAAATAGTGGTCTAGGTGTAGCAACCAAGGCGCCGGCTAAGATTTATACTGGCGACAAAATGCTCGGAATTGCAACTTTACACAAATCTAACGCTGTTCCTGTTTTTAATAGTGAAGCAGCAGTCGAAATTTCAAAAATGAGGCGTTAAAATGGATAAAAAAATTAGTTTTGTCATAAAATTACAAAAACCGGTGTGTCGTACACCAATCAAACCTATACAAAAGCACAAAAGTGTCGCTGATTTTAGTCGAAAATCTAAACACAAAGCAAATTTGACGCATTTTTTTAACGAGGAGCGCTCAAATGACGGAAACTTTTGATTCGGAAACCGAAAAAACTGAAAATTTAGATTTTTCCGAAGTTGAATTAGCAGTCCGGAGATGGGCTGCTCAAACCGGACATGAAAATGACCAAGAATGGTACAAAAAATTAAAGGAAAGTTATGAGTAACAAGAAATTTTATGACTATACTGAAATTTTTCAGGAAATTCCTGAGGATCCTCAGCACATCATGTTAAAATTTCCCGAGGAATTGCTGGAACAGACAGGATGGACTGAAGGAACAGTAGTGAACGTGAGTGTAGAAGATACCGGCTCAGGAAATGTGTTAATTATCACGCCTGTTGCTAAGTAACAACACAGGATTTTTTAACCGAATGAATATGTGTTATAATAAACGTTATCAACACAGGAGTTTATATGATTGCAAGTGAGTCTTTATCAGTTTCCAAGTCTTTGTTAGCTAAATTGATGGCTACAGAGAATTTAACAGTTGAAGAAAAGAATGTTAGAACAGCTTCATTCGATGTTAAGAATCGTGTATTGACAATTCCAATTCTAGACCAATCATTATCACCTAGTTTATATGATTTATTTACAGGCCATGAAGTAGGTCATGCTTTATGGACAACTGAAGAAGGTATTAGAAAGGCAATGGCCTTAGAAATTCCAACTCCAATTCTCAATTTGGTTGAAGACTCACGTATTGAACGTAAAATCAAAAACAAATATCCAGGTCTTAGAAAATCTTTTGTACAAGCTTATTCTGAGTTGGTTGACCGTGACTTCTTTGGCACCAAAGATGTTGACCTAAACGAATTGAATTTTATTGACCGCACCAACATGCATTGTAAAGGTGGTGCTGGCCTTAACATCAAATTCAATGATATAGAAAAACAATTAGTTAAAGAAATTGAATCCACCGAAACTTTTGATGAAGTGATTCAAGTGTCTTTGCGTGTTTATGACTATTGTAAAGAATTACAAGATAAACAAGAAGAACTCAAAAAGATGTTGGGTGCCGATGAAGGTGAAAATGATAGTGATGATTATGAATATAGTGATGAATCGGAAGATCCACAATATGATGAAGAAGAATCTTCTGATGTAGAAGAACAAAACGATAAACCAGGTGATTCTGGTACTGAAGAAGATTCTGGTTCTGGTGGCGGCGATTCAACAAATGCTTCCGGAAACAAAAGCTCTGGCCAACAATTCCGTTCTTTCACAGATGAAGCCTATAAACGCAATGAAGAAAAATTGTTTAAAGGTGGCAATACAAATTACACCTATGTCAACATTCCAAAAGTTGATACTAAACAGGCAATTTTAGATTGCAAAGACTTTGTTAGAAGGTATAGGAAAGAAACTGCCGATTCTATTAATCCTTCCTACTATGAACCAGATTATGCTCAATTCTTAAAGTTGAAAAAAGATATATCAAAGGTTGTATCTTACCTTGTCAAAGAATTTGAAATGCGTAAGAATGCTGAACAGCTTAAACGAGCCACGGTTGCAAAGACTGGTGAATTGAATATGTCTAAGATTTATTCTTATAAATTTAGTGAAGATATATTCAAGAAAATCTCCGTTGTTCCTGGCGGCAAGTCACACGGTCTGGTCATGTTCTTGGACTGGTCAGGTTCAATGTCCAATCACCTTTCAAATACAGTAAAACAATTACTCTCATTGGTTATGTTTTGCAAGAAAGTTAATATTCCTTATGAAGTATATGCTTTCACAAACAACGACTATTTGGAGTTGTATCAACCAGAAAAGAAAGCTGGCGACCTTAGATTGGGTAGATTTAGATTGATGAATATTCTATCAAGTAGAATGACAGCATCCGAATTTACCTATTCTGCTTCTGTATTAACAACTGTAGGCAGTAGAGAAGGTCGTAGATGTTTAGATTTCTTTTGTCTTTCTGGAACTCCTCTGAATGAAACTGTAATTGCTGCATTAGAAATTGTTCCTGAATTTCAAAAGAAAAACAAACTTCAAATTGTCAACACAATTTTCCTAACTGATGGTGATGGCCATCCATTGAGAAACTTCTATGAAAACGTTTCTGGTGAAATTGTAGAAAATTCTTTTGATTACAGAGGCACTATCATTTTGCGTGATCCAGAAACAAAGACACAAGAAATGTGTGATGCGACCAAATGGGGTAGTACTGACATGACCAAGTCTCTCATTAAAATGTTGAGAAGTAAAACTGGTTCACATGTAATTGGATTTTATATTCTTTTCTCTAGAGAATTTCATAGTGCAGGAAAGTTCTTTTCTGGCGGCGTTGACATGTTTATAAAGAAAGAAGAATTCAAGAAAAACAAATTCTGTATCGTAAAGAATTCTGGTTACGATGAATACTATTTGTTGAAATCCGAATTGCGAGATGATGATGAACCTGAATTCACAGTTAGAGAGAATGCCACAACAAAAGGTCTAGTAAATGCGTTTACTAAGTATACCAATGGTCGTGTGACCAACAGAGTAGTATTGAATAGATTTATCGGTTTAATTTCTTAAATAGGAGAAGATATGAGTGATGCAGTACACCACATTACATTGACAACACAAGATAGAAAATCGGAAGTTAAAAGATCCGGTACAAACTATATTGTTGAAATGTATGATACTAATAATAGTAAAAAAGAATTCAGATTAGTTATGTCAGCAACATTTAATTCTGAAGATGAAGCTCAACATGTTGCAGAACAATTTGCATGGGGTGGTGCTAAACCAGAATTATTGAGTGAATGATTATGAATGATGAGACAAAAGAAATCCTGTGTATTGCTCAGGAAGAATGTGCTGAAGTGACACAGGCGATTTCAAAGATTTTTAGATTTGGTCCTGACCAGATTAAATACAATCAGGATAGGACCAACAGAGAGCACTTAGAGGAAGAAATTGGTGACCTTCTTTGCATGATTGATATACTGGTTGAGAAAACTATTATTTCTGATTCCAATATCAATCAAGCAAGGAAAAACAAACGTGATAAGCTTAGACAATGGTCTAACATAAAGCTTTGACAAGAGCAAAATCTAAAATCACCATTACAGCTATTGCTATAGTCGTGATGATTGTATCAGTAAGTACCATATGCACGTTTTCTGTTGTATGAATTGATTAGTGATTCGACTTCAGCAGTAGACTTTGGATTATGTGAACGGAGAAAAAACTCCAATTCAGATTGATACATAGATTTACGGGCTTGAATAATTGATTGGAAGAATTGGCCGATTGCGGATAACATGAGAAACTCCTTGTGAGAATTGTTGATTAAATAAGTAGAAACGATATAAGTGTTACTACTAATAGTATATAGTTAATTATGGAAGACTACAACTTGACAAACGAAGAAGCATTAGAACTGTATCAAAAAATGATGGATGTATACGGAGAGCACTTACCTCATCCTATACATGAACCGGTTCGTTTTGCCTATTATGTAAGAATTTTTAAAAGGTATCACAATGATGACTCCAGTACAAAAGAGAATGTCTGAGATGATGGTGTTAATTGATGACTCTATCATGTTGACAGACAATCCAAAAGATTTATTGATGTTATCGTGTGCTATGTTACAGAGAGCCAGAGAAATCATGGATCATACGATTGGTGAAGATGCAAGAAAACGACTATTCTCGGATTTATCCGAATAACTTAATGGAGATATATTATGCCTAATTGGTGCTCAAACATGGTGACAATCAGCCATGAAGAAAAAGAAAAGATTGATGTGATTCAAACCGAATTGGAGAAAAAAGAACCAAAGCTCTTTAATCTTCTACGTCCAATGCCAGAAAACTTAATTGAAGGTGATGGTTGGTATTGGTGGTGTGTTGAAAACTGGGGTACCAAATGGGAACCAAATATCATGAACTTCAATCGTATCGATGATAACAGCATCTATATTTCAATGGACACCGCCTGGAGCCCACCAATTTCTCTCTACATGCACATTGAAGAATATGGTTACAATATCGATGCACACTACAACGAAGATGGTCTGGCCTTTGCTGGTGAATACAACGAAGGTTATGATGACCATTATGAATATGGTGGAATGTCTGCTGACGAGATGGAGGACAATCTACCAAAAAAGTTGGATGAGCTATTCGGTCTTTCTGACAGGCAACGTGACCGTGAAGAAGAAGACGAATGGCTCGAAGAACAAGAAGATGAAGAAGACGAGTTTGCTCCGTTTGAAGACTTGGACCGTACAGATTGGTATCCAAGTAAAGTCAAACCTGTTCGTGTTGGTATCTATGAGATTAAGACCAAATCATGGCCTTATCCACAGAAAGCCAAATGGAATGGAAAGAAGTGGTTTGTCAAAGACGTTGATATCAATGAGTTTGACCTAGAAGTCAAAGTCGATGAATGGAGAGGTCTTACAGAATCACCTGCATCTCATACGATGACCGATGAAGAATTGGAAAAGGCACTCGAAGGACTGAAAGCCGTTTTTGCAGAACTATCTAAGTTAGACAACAATGAAACAGACTGAGATTGAATTCTTTTGGCCGCTGACCGAACAGATACCATTAGACTTGGACTATAAACAGTCTGAAGAATTCTACAAATATCCTTACGGCAATCTTCCTGTATATCAACCAAACGGTACTACCTATACTGTTGGTGAAGGATTGACAACCAGTTTCAGTATCATGCCATCTTCTAATCATGTTGGCCATTGGGAAGTAAATGGTAAAGACTTTCAAGTATACAGAGAAAAAAGACCTTCTTGGATACACCGTACATTTAACAAACTACTCCTTGGTTGGGTATGGGTCGATAATTAACCTGCGGTTTTCACCGCGCTTCCGGACGCTTTTATATTATGATACACAAAAAGAAACTTATTACTAACCTTGAACATATCAAACAACTGAACCAAAGAGACCAGTTGGACAAAGATACTCTGGACCAAATACTCAGAGAAACCTTAGAACACTTCATCTACTTCTACGATGATATGTTAGAAGAACCACGAAAGTATTTGAATTTCGAAGAATACTGGAAGGCTATTCTACCAGTTCTATGGAACGTGAGAGAATGGGATAACGACACCATCAAGTCGTGGATCGAATGTACTTTTGAGGACGCTAGGAGATGACACTTAGACCTACGCCACCAAAGATACAGAAATCTAACTGGCAATCTTGGGTGCCTGTAGTTTGCTTTATCGTTTTATTACTATACTGTATTGCAGACAATCACAGATGACACCGAGACAACAAGCACTATGGGAAAAGGCTGCTAGACTGGCCTACAAAGAAGCGGCAAAGATTAACGATGGTGAATTCGATGCTTTGTTCTATAGGGTGGCTCTAGATTATTATACCAAATTATTGATTAAGGATTTAAAAAAATGATATTAGATTTTTGTGTTGTGTGTGGTACCAAAGAAGACCTACACCAACATCATATTGTACCAATAGCTTTAAGTGGTAGAAATAGAACATCTAATGACGAAACGATAACTGTTTGTTCTTATCACCATGATGTAATACATGCAGTGTTGAAAGACCGAAAAGGTTATCAACACCACGAATTAATAAGAGAATCTCTAAAGAAAAGAAAAGATGCTGGTTTACCTATGGGTAGACCCAAATCAATCACAAAAGAGACAATTGATAATGTATTGGAATTAACTGCAAAAGGTGTTGGTGTTAGAGAGATTTGTAGGAGACTTAAAGTTGGTACCAATTCTTATTATAGAATCATGAGACATCCTGATCCATACAAATTGATAGAAAAACCTAGAATAGATTATAAGAATTGGTTGAAATGGAAAAATGGAAATTCGAAATCCTCTGAGGACCCTCCAGAAAAAAAATTCTAGGAACAAAAAACTGGAAATTTCGAAATCTGTGGGGAGCCCCAGAAAATAAAAAATTGAAATAAAGAGTTTGACCTGGGGAAAGCTTTTTTTAGCCATGAGAGTAGCGCTAGCGGCTCACCCAGTCCAACCCAGTCAGCACCACAGCATCAGAGCGACCATAAAAAAAGGCCACCAGTGACACCACCAGTGGCCTAAAAGAGTAGCGGTGTTCAGCTACCAGTACCTATACTATACGGACAGAGCTGCTACCGCCATAGCGGACAATAAAAA